TTTTGGGCGCTTAGATCCTTCTGCGCTGCGGGGAAGGCTTTCGAGTAATTTAGATAACCTGCCCATTCCCAAGCGTGGGCAAACAACCTCAGCATTGACGGGCGGCGGAATTCCACGGCCCAGTTGCCTAAACCTGTTGCCGCTCCACCGCTGGGGGCAGTCGGGAAGTCCGCTGCATCTGCAGGATCAAGAATTCTGTTTCCGGCGGTTTGTGGGACTAACGCATCATGCGCTGCAGCATTTGAGAATCCCAGAGCACGTAAGAATTCATACGTTCCTTGGTAGTCAGTAGATGAGCGATATGTGTTTCGGGATGCTCCTGCGTCTGTCCAAATGGTCGTCCAGTTGATGCCCAACGTAGTGCTGCTGGGGTTAGTGTCCGTGTCGCTGTCAATAGTAATAAGCTCGCCTTCAGCGTCAATGCGATCCTCCACATTGAAAGCTGATGGCATGTGAACGTAAATTTCGTTCCAGATGTTGGGATCTGGCGCAGCACTAGAAGTTGTAAGACTTCTGGATGCTTGATAATGCTTGTTGTTGTACTTGACAACCGCACCAACGTTGTAATACGTGCTGTTTGTGTACGTGCTGCTATACGCTCCACGCCGCACTGTTACTTCTGCTGTGGTCGCAACGCCGCCGCCAGTAGCAAGTCCGGTGCCTGTGTTGCTAACGATAAGGATTTCGTCCTCAGAATCCAACAAACTAGAAATACTGCCGCCTGTTCTTCCGGGGTCAGTTTGCAGAATAAAGTTGCGTTGTGGCAACCGTGCTGTTGCAGTGTTGTTTAGGTACAAAGAAACGCGGCGTTCTTCACTGGTGCGAGTGTCAACAACTCGGCGGATGTACACACGCTTTCCAGGCAGCAGATCGTTGCCGTCTGGGTCAGTGGTAGATGCGGTTCCTGAAATTGCCCCGCCAATGTTGATGGTGCTAGTTGCGCTGCTGCTCCAAGCTGCGGTATCTAGCGTTGCGTACCAGGGGTCTCCTGTGGGGTTCTCGACCCAGATGTACGTGTTTGCTGCCAAGCTGTAGTCAGAGGCGTATAAAACTTGAGGGATTGTGCTGCTTTCTGACGTAGTTGCTAAACCTGTAGTCAGGGTGATGGCACTTGCAGTTGCTGATGCAATCGTTCCAAGGTAGATGTAACGGATGTTGCCCGTCTTCTCTGACAGGTTAAGTGGAACTTTTAAAGAATCAACTGTCCAGTTTAAATCGGACGGGAAAGCATATGTTTTGTAGCCTTTACTAATTGCAGCACAACCGCCGAAGTTGCTGTTGCTATTGGTGATCGAGATCTCGCCGCCTGTGTCAGTAAAATGGTGGACGCCTTGACCGATTGCAAAGACGCTTACTTCTTGGATGACAGCGTTATTGACCGCTGAAATGTGGCGGCTGCGTCGGTTGGGGTCCATCCTGATGTTGTCAGGATCGCCATTGATGTAATCGGTATAGCCTGCGCTTGCTGTGCTTGTGCTAATTGAAACCCAATTGGGAGATACATACTTCTCCCAACAACGCATATCTTTTTGTAGTGATACGCCGGTAAAGTTCGCGCACACCATGGACTTCAGGCCCGTTACACGGTTGCCGTCCATAAACGCTCCACCGAGTCCATAGACGGAACGGACGGACACGTTGAAAATATACGGTGATGCTGACCCCGTAGTATCCCACGCTTCTGTTGGGTTTTGTGTTGAGTCAATGGGACCAACAATTTGATATTCCTTTAGCTCCGTAACAGCCAGTGCTGCACTAAGGTCCGCACCAGTTCCGACGGAACTCAGGCATTTGGCGTAGAACGCATCTAGGTCGGCTTGACTGCCGAATTGGAACGCATCCAGAAGGTGGTGGCTTTCTGTGTAGTCCTCCTTATCCATGGCCGTGAAGCCAAAGAAATAGCCCGTTCCGGTGACTTTTAAAATTGCTGCGCGGTTGCTGTAGTCAGCCGCTTCGTCCGCAACGGCAGGAACATAGGTGGGGCGTAACGTGGTTTTTCTTAGGTCCGGTCCACATAACGAACAGCCTCTGGGCAGGAGGACACCGCCGCTTGTGGGGTTAAAAGCAATTAGCTCAGCAATGGTCGGGCTTTTGTCTGTTCCCCAGCTCGCTAATGAGGTGCTGCCGCTACCTGGGTCGTTGTGGACTGTATGTACACCCGGTGATAAAACAATACTGACAGTATCAAGAACTGACTTTGTATCAAATGAAGAGTAAAAATTCTTTGATGTAATAATGGCTGCTTCAATAACAGCGCGGTTAATGGTTTTAAACGGACGCTGCGGGCTATAGCCGCACACCATACGCTGCTGCTCAAGACGCTTTACTTTTGCATCAAGTTTTTCTTCGTCAGTAGCACCAACTGCCGCTTCGTATTCGTTAAACGAGCCACCAATAAATCGGTCGTCGCCTGTAAAAGGGTTGACGTAAAGAGTAAATGGAGCGGTTAGAGGGTCTGACGGTGCTGCGCTGCCTGCTACTACATTTGCGTTACCCGTAACCTGCTTGAATAAATCAACAGCAGTTGCCAATTGCTCGCGCAATTGTGCTTGAGTAACGTCAATGTGGTCAAGAGCGCCGGAGTTACCGGCTTGAATAAGCTGAGGCACAACCTAACGGACCAACATATAAATTCAGTATAGCAATGCAGACCAGCGGTTTAATTCTGGCCCATACGCAATGAGATGTCCCCAACAGTCACAAAATTCAGCGATCCAGCGATGACTTCATCAGGGCGCGTGTTGATTGCCATTGATGTCACCATCAACTGCGTTTCGTAGTACAAATCGCCCGGCAACAGGCTTGCAGTTGCTGTTCGGTTTGTGATCATCCAAAATTCAGCGTCTGCTGTGCAGCCCTTTTCAGTCATCAACAGCAGGTTCATTAATGCTGTTGGATCCTGCTCGTCAGCTGTATCCTTGCGGTCAATAATGAAGTCCAGGCTTCCGCCTCCAGAAACCACACTCTTGACTGCATCGCCAAACTTTTCGCCGACTCCAGTTGTGTCAACTTCTGGCGCGTCCAAATTCAACGACCATTCGCGCAGCAGTGACTGGATGTACCAGTCATCTTCAGCAACAATTGCTTGAATTTCAAGGTCGCCAAAATCTACGTCAAACATGTCAACGCGGTCAGACGTGTCCCCTAACAGTGCCTGCGAACGGGATGTGTAAAAACTCAGCCGCCCCACCTGATCGAGGTAGGCGTAAAAATCTGCGGTCGTCGTTAGACCTACGTCTGAACTGCGTATATAAAACGTGTTTGAGTTTGTGCCGGAATAAAACGCATCAGTGCTGCTTGTGATGTGGCTCCGGTTAGAGCCCAACAGGTATGTACTGTCGTAGTACACGCCGTGGCCTCCTGGGCAATCTGGCCCGGACAGACTTCCGTCAAGGTCGAACGGTAGTCCTCGGCTTGAACTAAGCCGCACCTTGTCGCCGCTCCAAAATGTCGTGCCAGCCGAGACCGTGTTAGTGGTCGCGTTAGCACTAGAAACACCCACAACAACAGGGTTGGGTGCTTGCCTTTTTAGTTTGAGCTTTCCGCCCGTACCAAGGATTGCCATTAGAACCTATTACCGCTGACGGCTCCAGTTATTTGAAAATTGACGCTACAGGCTGTTACTTCCCCGACTGAAACAGGAGTGCTCACCTGAGTGACAATCGCCGTGCAAGAAAAATCTCCGCCGCTGCCAGTAGTGGTGTCTGCATCCAGAACGATGGTTGCGCTGCCTGTACTAAAAATACTCTCTAAAAACGCTACAGACGCTGGGTCGGTTGGGTCGTACAACAAAGTTGTGGATCCAGTCGCTCCACGCAAACCTTCGACATAGGTGCGGTCAGAGTCGCCTAAAACTGTGGTTTCTAGCGCATCCTTGGCCACGTCCAGATTGAAGCTACGGCACTTGCCCACAGCGGTGCCATTAAAACTGATGGACGCGCTGTTACCAGTTAGAACAGCCATGGAAAAGTAAACAGTACATCTATGTCATTCTAAGCTCTGCTTTTAATGTCACAACAACGTTTGATCTGCCGTTAACTACGCTCTGAACTGTGGGGGGTGTACTGCCGGAAAAATGCCAAGTTAAGCCTGCTCCTGTAGCACTTGTATTTAAATAGGTGGATAAAGTGGCGTCCGCTCCAGCAAACAGGGCAGTGGGTAGCGTTAGTTCATCAGTTGGTCCCTGTGCAGTTTCGTAGGCCGAGAGAATACTGGATGTGTCTGTATCGGAAATGTTGTTAAAGGTTAGTTCTAGGGAAGCATTGCCAGATCGTGAGCCCCAAAGGCGGTGGGTCATCACGCCTGATTGGCTGGCTTTTTCTGTGGTCGGCCACCTAGGTGGTGTGAACCTGCGCCCGGTGGGAGTAATGCTAGGAAATGTAGTCGCCATGATTAGGTGATGTCCCAAGAACCAGCTGTGTCGAAGCCATCTGCGACTTCTAAAACACCGCTGCTGTTAACAGGCATGTGCATTGCTTCTATCGTAAACAACCCGTCGTCTCCTGACTTAATGCTTTCAATTTGATACACCCGGATCTGTGTACTTGCTTTTTTGACGGTAAAGACGATCCCTGTGGGTGTTGCCGTTTTTCCATTGCCGCTGACAACAAGTGTCGCGTCCGCTGGTGGTGTGCTCTCCGTACCATCCCAGGCAACTACGTCGTAGCTTCCATTCGCCAGTGCTGTCGTACTTACTAACGCACCCTGTGATGTGACTGCGCCATTGTTGAACTCGTTGTATTCTGTTTCGTCCATTGCAACCTTGATGTAATCACCAGGGGCAATGTTGGACATCACGCCGTCATGTGTAGTCGAGAAACTTATGACATGCTGTGGTATGCGCCGCATACGAATAATGAATTTTGCTGCGTCAATTGCATGTTCCCTGCTTGTGCAGTAAGAACTCATGTCAATCTGCTCGATTGGATCTGTAGCTGATGCGCTTACTTCCCGCACCAGTACTTCACGAACCACCGGGAATAGTCCGGGGCTAGTTGGATCCGTAGTGGTGCGCTCCTCGCGGTAGCGGGCGCTTACCTGTATAGGGTCGCGGTCTTCTGGGTCAAAGTATTGGAGCTTGAACGAGTCTTTTGCAATGTTGCCTGCTGTGAATAATGCAGCAATTGGAACGGCAGTAAAAGATATTGCGGGGCGAAGAAAATACTTGCCGTTTGATTCGCCAAATTGCAGCAAGTGCGTAGCGGCTAAATCCGCTGACCATTGCCTGACGTTGACAGGTTCAGAAACAGCACCATCGTAAAAATACTTGCGGTCTTGACACCACTGCGCTGCAGTCGCGAACTCGGTGCTGTCAATCATATAGCTTTTGACAAATGACCCCGCACCAAAACGGTCGTTCGTCATTAGGTCGTACAAAATGTCTGGGAAAAGATGCGTGGCACCCGTTCCACCCAAAAGCCGGGTGCATTCACGGCCTCCCGTTACATAGGCAGAAAACTGGCTGAACTGCTGGAACTCGGCTGATGACCGGATATTGACACCGACCATTGCAAGATTGTCATACAAGGGCGCGGTACTGTTCGGCACAATTTCATTGACATAAACAATGCTATGTTCAGGCCCAGAGTCCGCAGTGCTGCTGATCTCTGTATAGACAAAAGTCTCTGCCAGTTTGCCGTAGTCGTCGATGTATGAAGTAGTGTCTACAGCGGGCAATCCGTTGTAGTTTCTTGTAATAGTAGGGTTTTGCCCGTTTGTGTCTTCACTGTAAACATAGTTAGAACTTAAGGCAGAATCAGCGTTGCCAAAACTAATCCCAAAGTTGTTTGTATTAAGCGCAATACTTTCACCATTAAAAACAACAGTTGTCCCGCTTTCAGAAAGAGTGGTTCGACCTTTCTTAGGGTCAAGTACATACAGCCCGCTCCCGTATAGATTTTGGCGCACTTCAAATCCTGAAAGAGGCTCAAAAATAAATTGGCGAGCTTTAGTAGTACTAAATTCAAATCGAATGTAGTTAAATACCTGTTGTTGGGTTTCGCTTCTAACGCCGTAAGCATTGTTTAACGTCGTCCAACTGCTACTCGTAAGTTCTTTGTATTTGATTTTAAAAAATGAGTATCGCTGCACTGGTGCAGAAATAACTCCACTTTGGTAAAAGTTATTTACTATGTCTTCAGGCGGATTGTTTTCAAAAGTTTGACACCATTCGTTATCCGCGTATTCATACGTCTTTGTGTCTCTAAAATTGCACAGGTTGTTTACTCTTATTCCGAGGGTAGATTTTAATCCAATTTCAACTGCCCGGCATGGTCTGGACGTTGACACTGATCCCCGTGCGTAGCGCAGAAGGTGGCCGCCTGTTGTAGCTTTTTCTCTTACGCCTAAGTCGCCGCCTGGATCTTGAAGTCTCGACGAAGAGTAATTTTTAATAGACCCAGGCTCAACGACAGTGAAGCTAGCAACAACAGCTTGCCCCCCAGTACCGCCTAATTCAGCTTGTGAAACGAACTCCTCTGAAGTGCGGCCCGTGCAAACACATAAAGCCGTTCCAATCTTGTATAGCTCGCCTACTACCAAGCGGTCATCCCAAGTCTTCTGTAACGAAGCGACGGCAGATGCTACGTCTTTTGCCTCAGCGTCATCATCAGAGTTTCCATGAGCGCTAAAAACCGTGCTCCAGTCACTTCCATTGTCGAGCCTATAACTGACGGTATCCCCAACAACAACTGAAGTTGCAGTTCCAGGGCTTGTTCCTGCGGTGGAATTTATCTGATTAACGCCGCTAAATGTTGAAAAATTAGCTCTATACTTATCCCGTTTGTTCATTTTTGGTGCGTCTACTGGACAATTAACAGTCACTTCATCATCACCACCTGGGCCTGTCTGGCTTCTTACGCCTGGGCTAATTATCGGATTGACCTTATACATCAAGTCATTACCAATTGGTGCATAGACACCAAAAGTCGTCTGTGTACTTGGCCGGTTAGACGAACAAAAATCTGTTTGTTCTGCTCCGTTCCAGTACACCTGAAATACATCTGCGCTACTTGAACTGCCGTCATCGTTAGCATTTGACCGGCCCGCTATTCTGTCAGTTCCAGCAATACGGCCTGTGTCTTTGCTGAGGTAAAGCGTTACCCGTGATGCCGCTTCCGTAGCAGCGTTGCTGTCAAAAATATAGCCCTGTAGCGTGCTGCTACCGACTGCAAAATTATTCGGGTCAACACTGCTAATAGGGCCTTCACCGAGTAAAAATACTCCGCGTATCATCTGGCCGCCGCCTAAGCTCAGAATTTGATT